CTACCCTCGTTTATAAACTCGCCCCCTGTTCTATCAACAGTTTCGTCCCATCTACGGCGAGCTAATACAAAGGATGCAGAATCTCTTGTCTCTAAACCAAAGCGACTAAATAAATCCCCGTCTCCTTCAAATCCTTCAACATTTTCTAAATACATTTCTAAAGGATATGCTTGTGTAAACTGGGATATAGAATCCTCGTCAAAGATTGTATCTCTATTAACAAGCGTCCTAGGCATATAATATACATCGTGCCCGTATATTTTCAGCGACTCAATAACAAGGTCTTCTACTAGTCGCTGTTCGCTAGTAGTTCCCGATGTATTTCCGTTCTGAAAATAAAAATTTGTTGGCATATTAACCTACCATGAATGAAGGTGGGAGTTCGTATTTCAGTTGCATTTCTTCTTCTACTGCATTAATCTCTGCAACCGCTTCTTGGAATATTTGGTCGCCATTTAATGTAACTCCCCCTGGTAGTTGTATACCACCAAACTTTTTCATGTTCTCACCCCACTGTCTTTTAATAAGAGCAGTGGCATACTTTTTCAAAAACATGTCGTCATATACTTCTGCATAGTCTGCACCATCAACAAGAGCCATAGCCTCAACAATAACATAGTCACCCACATTAAATGTTCTATCCATGTCCGTATCAATGTAAAGACGATTGGTTTTTCTGTTGAATCTAATTTGCCTATCGGATACAAAAATATTTTCCAATAAATTCATATGGCTTTTAACCATTGAATAATATGTAAGATCTGCACTAAGTAAATTGTACATATCATTTAACGCAAACTGATAGTCAACATCAAATAACCCATCTGATTTAGCACCGTAAACAGTACCAAATTTAAACATCTTAGTTACACCTAAAATATTGTCACCAATTGGAATGTAACCATTTTCCAGGTCACCTTTTACAAAGGTGTTAGATGATGACGAGGTAGCAAGTACCGCTGATAGATTTCCATCAATAACTTCACTGGATTGAAAGGTTCCTGAAATGTTGTCAATTGTTAGAGCAGACCCCTCACCACTAACAACCTTAGCAGTTGCACCGGAAGTACCACCTGTAATTGTTTCACCGACGGTAAAGTTTGCCGCAACACCGGTTGTAAGGTTCAGTGTTGATCCTGTAAGTTGTCTCTTGACATATGCTCTTTCAGTACCATCAAAATGATATTCCTGCCAGAACTGGATTGCATCATCAATCCTATCGCTAATTTGATCGTCATCCACATTGATTTCAATTACAGGAAATCCTAATCGGCGCAAACAGTAATCTATTAAATCTTGTCTAGAGGCTAAAGCCATTAGGGTCTCCTATTATGCTGGTGTATAAGCATAGAGTTCTGCTCTCAATGCGTCAACCGCGGCCTGTACAAATGCAGTGGTCGCAATTTGAGTTGTATTTGTTCCAGTTGAGGCTGTTGGTGCTGTTGGGGTTCCTGTTAGTGCTGGACCAGCTAATGCAGCCTTTGCGTTTAACTGTGTTTGTATAGCACTTGTTACTCCGTTCAAATATCCTATTTCGAGATTTGAAACATCACCAATAGAAGTAGTTGCGGGCAATGTAACCGAACCTGTAAATGTAGGTCCGGCAAGGTTAGCTTTAAGTGCAAGATTGTTTGTAATTGTGGTACTAAAGTTTGCATCATCTCCCAATGCCGCCGCAAGCTCATTCAATGTATCCAATGCACCTGGGGCTGAATCAATAACATTTGCAACCTCGGTGTCTACATAACTTTTAGTAGCAATTGTAGCAGTATCTACTGAAATAGTACCACCTGAAAGTGATACCCCTGTCCCTGCTGTCAATGCCGCCTGTGCTCTTGCATCAGTGAAGTATAAATTAGTTGAACCTTCAGTAACATTGTCAGTATTAAATTCTGTAAAATCAATAGCTATTGCGCCGCCGGAAACAGTGATTCCTGTACCACCAGATAAGTAAGAATCAATTTCAGCATCAACTCTCGCATTGGTGAAGTATAAATTTGTTGAACCTTCTGAAATGTCATCAGTATCGCCAGTAACATTAGATAGGTCAGCCTTAGCCTGGGCGTGTCCACCAACAGTAGACCCATCATGGAGTCTCAGGGTGTAATCGGCGGTGTTAATACTTAACTCACCTTCAGCACCGGTAAAGGCGTTATTCTCAGAGGCTGTTCCTCTTCTAAATTGTACTTGTGTTGGCATGTCCTATAATCCTATTACGATAAATCGCCTAAATCTTTTGAGTCAATTGTACCTGCTGGTTGTGTCTTATTATCCCATGACAAAGAAGTAACAACACCAAAAGGATCTACGGCGCTTGCAGTTAAATCACCATAATCACCTGTTGGAAAAGATGTACCCGCGACACCTCCCCCTGCGCTGTAATTAGAAAGTGTAGTTACATTGCCATTGCCATCCCGTATATAAATTACTTTATCCGGAACATTAACAGCAATTTCACCTATCTCTAAATCATTGACAGTAGGCGTTGATAGTGCGCTATTACTTCTCTTTGGTTTTATTACTGTTGCCATCTACTTTTTGTGTCTCAGTTGTTTGGGCATTTAACTTTTCTTGCGACAAAGTTAATTTTGCTTTTAACAAAATGTTTTCCTGTGTCAATTCATTTACTCTATTAGCCATCATATTAATATAATGATTTACAAGTTGTTCGTCCATAATATTCTCCATAGTAAAAGTGGGAGAGGTTTCCCTCTCCCTTTATTTATTAGTATGTTCCGCCGTCAATTGTAGCGGCTGCCAATCTTGTATCAAACGCTGAATTAAAGCGAGCGTCTGTGTAATACAGATTAGTTGAACCTTCAGTCAAGTCATCAGTGTCATGGTTAGCAATGCTTGAAACAGTACCAGTGACATTACCCTCAAGATTTGCAACAAGTGAAGCTACACTGTAGCCTGTTGCGCCAGTATCAACTGTAGTAGTTGGTGCAGACTGTGAATCTTTAAAGAGTTTAAATTTGCCGTCGCCAGCGTCACGGAAAAGACCTGCGTATAAGTCTTGTGAACCGCTTGTGTCATAAAGACCGTAAAAACCAATGTCCACAGCATCTGTAGAATTGTTGCCTGACGCCAATGCAATCAATGGGTCAACAACACTCAATGTTTGTGAATCTACAGTGGTAGTTGTACCTGAAACAGTCAAGTTACCTGTAACTGTAAGGTTGCCGCCGACTGTAGGGTTAGTAACAAGTCCGACTTGAATCTGATTATTTGAAACAGTTGTTTCAATTTCGTTTGCTGTACCTACAAAGTTTAAGGTGTCTGTACCAAGTGTAACTGAATCAGCAGTACCGCTGTCAGCACCCACAGTAAGAGCAGTTGAAATTGAACTTGTTGAAATAGCAGTAATACGACCTTTTGCATCCACTGTAATAGCAGGGATAGCCGTTGCAGATCCATATGAACCTACATCACTATTAACCGTTGCAAGTGTAGTGCTAAGTGCCACATTGCCTGTACCATCAAAACTAACAGCAGAAGCAGTTACATCACCTGTTGCACTAAAGTTACGACTAGTTTCAAGAGCAGTTGCAGTGTCAGCATTACCTGTGACATCGCCTGTAACATTACCTGTGACATCGCCTGTGACATTACCTGTCAATGGAGCAGTAACACCAGCAAAAGTAACACTAGCAGATGTAGCAACATCCTGTCCAATGCTAATTTCATCGGCGGCTACTGTAACACCAGTGCCTGCACCGATATTAAGAGTTACATCACCAGCAGTACCGCCACCAGTTAAACCGGCACCGGCAGTTACGCTCTCAATATCACCAGCATCGTTTGTGAAGCTGATAACACCAGTTGCGCTATCGTAACTAATATCGCCTGATGCACTAATCGCCGCACGGGCACGGGCTGTAGTATGATAAAGGTTAGTTGAACCTTCTGAAATATCATCCGTATCATGGTTACTTACATCTGAGACAGTACCAGTTACATCACCTGTAACATCACCTGTAAGGTCAGCCGTGATAGTGCCTGCGCTAAAGTTACCTGAACCATCACGCTTTACAATTGTAGATGCAGTGTTGGCATTAGTTGCATCGTCAATTTGGTCTGTGAAGTATTTACCACCAATAGCATGTACAACCTGAGTGCTGCTACTATCTAGTGCTTCGATATAAAGTTTTGCACCGGCACCATCATTTGATGCATCATAGGCATATGCCATTTCAGCCAGTGCTAAGTCTGATGTACTTGGGGCGGTGTTTGCCGCTGACCTTTTAATTTGAATGACCGTTGCCATTGTGTTCTCTCCGTTAAAGTTTTATTGTTATAATTTATCTTAGTTTAAAAGGTTCCACCATTCAAAGTAACTGATATGTCGTCATCCGACAATACTTCAGATACAGAGGTAGCCACTCTATCGGCTAACGATACTGCTTCCCACTTTTGAGTATCTACATTATATACAATTGTCTCTCCCGTTTCTAACCCATCACCGACATCTAAGTTTCCTACATTATCTTCTAGTTTACCAATTTTAATTTTAGATGCAGCCGATACCGAGGTTACCACTCCGGCAGCCTGGGTTACAACCGTTTTTGTTCTTGCCCCACTAGAGGTAACCTTTACATTTTCAGCCATTAGCGTGTTACCTCTGGAGTTACGGTTACAATACCTTCAAGCACTCTTAAAGTTTCATCTGCAGATGCCGCCTCCAAATCATATACATAACGACCTGCCTTCAAAGCGGTAGATTGTGCGGCAGATAATGACATTGTAATCTCACCATCTGCGTCTACAGTTTCAATTGTAAAGGCTGTATAAGTAGTACTGTAATAGCTTTTACGCATGTGCGCTGTAACCGTATAATCTGTTAAATCCTTTGCAGAGCCATCAGCGTTGGTCATGTTCACATTAAGCGAAAATGTTGTTCCTTGATCTATAACCAAATTTTGAATAGTTGCCATGCTGGAATCCTATTGTTTTACTTTATTATTTATAAGATGAAAAAACTTACATGAGAACCATTTTAACGCTAAAATACGGTAGCAAGTATTCTTCCGATGATGTTAATGCTATTTATGCCGCTACTCAAGGTCAATATAACTACATCTGTCTAACAGATGACCCTACAGGTTTACATCCCAATATAAAAACCATGCCAATCAACCCCGAGTATGAAACATTTAATAAGGTATTGATGTTTGGTATTGAGAACATTGGAGATGTGTTATATTTAGATTTAGATGTCCATATACAAAAAGATATAGTTGACATCTGGAATTATATCAGTTATAATCCATCTGTCTGTTACACACATTGGAAAGATAAAAGTTTTCCCACTACAACAGGGCAAGCTAATATAGAAATGAATTATTTGGGTAACTATAACTCTAGTGTTATGTTATGGAAAAGTGGTACTTGTGGACATATTGTACAACATTTTTTATCGAATGAAGATTACTATATGGTTAAATATCATGGTGATGACCGTTTCTTATGGCATGAGCCGATTAAGTTTGACCACTTCCCTAAAGGATTAATTTATTCTTTTGTTTATGGTGCCGATAGAGAGACAGACAAGGATAATTTTAAGTATAGACCAGAATATACAATAGCATTATTAAATGGACAAGAACAATTCCCTGAGGTGAAACAACAATATTATGATGCAGTTTCTTTGCATAAAGTGGGGTAATGCCTACTCACCTGATTATGTAAACAATCTTTACAATATGGTAAAGAGAAACTATATCTACGAGTTTCAGTTCCATTGTTTTACAGATGATAGTGAAGGTATTATAAGTGATGTTAATGTACACCCAATACCCGATGTTGAGCCCTTACATCCTAAGTATTGGTTCAACAAGGAACACTATTCATGGGACAGACCTAAGTATCTGTTATTCAATGCACATAATTGGCTAGGCGTACAAGGTCCTTTTTGTTACTTTGATTTAGATGTCATAATACAAAATGATATTTCAGACTTTTATGAACTTGCATTTGAACCCCATATGTTATATTCACATTGGCAGCCTGAAGGTCAAATGAATGACCGGTTCTTTAAAAACATCAGAGGTACATATTTTAACTCTAGTTGTATGATGTGGTGGGATTGGCAGTGCGAGCATATCTACAAAGATGTGTTAGAACATAAAGATGTAGTATTCAAAACATTTTATAAGGGCAGTGACAATTATCATCAATGGCGGTTACCCACACATATCAGACCCTATGAAGAAAAAGATATGTTTTGGAAATTCTTACCCCATGATGACTATTACAGTTATAACTACGCAGAAAGAAATGACAAATCTAAGTTAGTACTGTTTAATCAGAATAGAGTACCAGGTGATAAGAGTATTGGGCTTGATGAGTTAGATGACTTTGATTTACTTATTAACTGGCACGGGTTTGAGAACTTTGAAAAGTTGCGTATGTTACCCTTTGAAAAGTTAAATAATTTAGACTGGTGGGAGTTGAAGTGGGCAGAAGACTTGTATCTACAAGGCGACTTAATATCTTTACATAAACATTTTGTAAAGTTATTCC